TTACTTCCTAGTGCCATGATTAAAATCTCCTACGATTTACTTTACTCTCCCTTCACTGTACGCTTGCATGATTTCCTCTTGCATAGAATTGTACCGATCAGGGTCTTGCATTTTCATTTTAATAAGGTCTGCGCGTCTGTAGACTTTCTTGGTTCCCTTGTTACGGTTGCCGGTGCCTTCTAAGGTAGCCTTTTTACGGGCTTCCTGTTTGTTGGCCTTATCGTTACCGCTATTTTCAGTTGCACCTGAGTTGGGGTTAATGGCTTTGTAAAGGTCAAACAGTTCGTTAGCTGCTTCGTAATCGTACTGATCTGCTTTCTGAGCAAGATCTAGGCGATACTTAGAAGCTGAGACAAACTGCTGGAAACTTTCATTTTGTGCAAGATCCATGTAATCAGGATGCTTTTCAACAAATGTTTTGTGTGCTTCCTCACGGTCTTTGCTCGAAAGTTTTTCCTTTAGTTCCTTTACCTCTTGAGCCAATCCTGACTTTTCAAGGTACTTGTCAGTAGCCTGCTTAGGTGAAGAGAACCAATCGTCGTCTGACAGAACCTCTTCTTCCTTGGTTGTTACGCGCTCATTTGCGCTTTTCTTCTGCTGGATTTCTAGCTGTAGAAGCTCGTCTGTGAGTTTTCTAAGTTCTCCGACTTCGTTGCCCTTGCGGCCATAATCTTTTTCAAGATTGCGGTACATATCAACAACGTCTTCAAAAGACTTTCCCTGAAACTTTTCAGGTACCTCACTTCCTTGGCCTTCTTCTGGTTCAGGTGTTGTTACCTCTTCTTCAGCATCTGCCTCATTAAGGTCTACAAACTCTTCACCTTCCAATGCCTCAACTTCTTCCTGCCGATCCACAATAGTGTTTTCCATTTATATCTCCTGCCTTAAAAAATGAACTAAGGGGTTGTAGGAGTAAGATTAACCAAGGCGTTAGGGCTATTTGCCTGCCCGCGCCCTGCGCTCATGGGTTGTTGCCCAACGGTCATAAGCCGTTGGAAACCCTGGGTCTGTGCCATCACAACTAAAGTTGCAAGTACTCAGAATCGGATGTGCAAGTTGACCACACTTTTTACATTTAAAGATGTCTGACGTATCGTTTGCCATATCTTCCCAAGTGTAAAAGCATGACTTGCACTTAATATCAAAAATCTTCATAAGCCTGTTCTTCTTCCTGAATAAATTGATATTGTGATTCAAGAATATCTCTAAAAGAGACGATCATTCGGAGGATTTCTGCTTGCCCTTTAGATCTATGCAGATCTTCTAGGGTGTCTAAATCAAGTGCCGAATCAATCTTAGTTTTTAAGATATCCTCGCAGTATTCACTAAATACCTTCCATTCAGCTTGACTGGTTAGGTTGAACAGGTCTTGATAAAACTTCTCGTTCTCTTGATTCTGTAACGCCATTCTCACTCCCGTTTTGCTTATTAGCGCGGGCGGCTAATAGATCCAGAATCTCCTTTTGGAGTTCTGTATCAAGTTTATCCTGACCAAGCTCAATGTCAGCGCGAGTCTTAAGCACATCAGCGTAGTTCTCCGCAGTGCGGCTTCTACGCTCTTCAATCTCTGCCTGTTCCTTTTGGATTGCAAGCTGAGTTTGTGCCTGCTGTAGCTCTTGGGCTTGTGGGTCAGGCTGCATCATCTGCTCAATAACAGTGACAAGCTCTTCCTTGTTGCTTAGGCTTGAGTTGTCGTAGATTGCTTTGAGCATAACCATAAAGGCCGGGGATTCTGGTGGAACAGTTTGTAGCAACTGGATTAGCTGCTGCTGCTCCAGCTCCCTAGCCGTAATGCCCAGTGATGAATGTGTGACAAAGTTAATGTCACGCACTGGAAAGTTTTCCTCATCAAACTGCATGAAACGCCATGTAGCTTTGTAGAGGAAAGGCTTGATGATGTTTCTTTCAATGTTAGCCAGTGTTCTCTTAGAACGCTTGATGGCTGATGACAGCGCCATGGACATGCCAGACGCTGTGCTGTTAGTCGGTGAAATGTTCAATGGTGCTGAAGGATCGTTAGTACCAGTAGCAACACCTACCATACGCTCAAGATCGCCAGTGCTCTGGAAGATGGCTGGGTCAACCTGACCAAAGTTAAACGGACTTAAGATCTCTCTTGGGTTACCGTTAGTTGGTACAGACTTACCGGGGCTTACTGTAAAGCTGCCGGATCTTGGCATACGAGTGACATCAACACCCATCATCGGGTGGACTGTCAGTGCTAGGCCATCCATGCGAGCGCGTAGCTCAGCATCTAGTGCCTTCTGTGCGTTGTACCCTTTCTCACAAACACCCCTGCCCCAGAAACTGTTAGGTACAGTGTCGTGCTGGTAGGCAATGATTGGGCGGTCTTGGTTCCAAAAAGGATTAGGAATAGCACGAAGAACAACAGAGTCGTTAGCAATCGTAACGATAGCTTCAACCAAGTTTTCTCCGTAAAGATCGAACGCAGTAGTATCCTCGCCCTCTTTGTCATTTACACCTAGATCTACCAGCTCTTCGTTTTCATCAAGATCAACGTCTAAAAGGCTTTCTGGGACAAGGCCATAATATTCAGTAATCTTGACTGCGTCTGAGTTGTCGTGTTCTTCACCAGATGTGCGCTCATTGGCGCTCTGCTCACCAACATCTACTGCGTTGTAGATACCTTCCATCTGTTTTTCAATGATCTGGTGCAGAGGCTTGTAACAAACGTGAGCGCAATACTCAGCTTCTTCAATGTTTCTGGCAGCAGGGTCAATTACAAAGTCTCTAGGAGAGATTGCTTCGACTTTTACAAGGAACCTGTCCTTGTCTACTACATCATAGCTGATCGCCTGCTGTGCAAGCTGCTGTGCCTGCTCAGGGGCAATCTGTCCCTGCTGTGCAGCAAGCTGAATCTGTTGAATGACTGCTTGGTCAATCTGACGCTCAACTTCTTTTTTGTTGATTGTGTCAGTAATAACTTTACCAACACCAGTGCCGTACAGTGCAGCGTTAAGGAAGATCTCTGACATAGCTGAAGGTACGTCTGCTTCTTCAAAACGATCCATCAGGAACATTCTAAGAACTTGCAGGTCTTTATCTTCACCAGCTAGTCTATCTTCGTAGTTATCTACGAGGTCAAACCACTGCTTACGGCCAAATACTGCCTCTTCGTACTCAGCAACCGTAGACTCTACGGCAGACTGCAAGGCAGGGGAAATAAGTTTAGACCGCTCTGAGGCTCTTTGCTGGTCTTCTCTAGCCCAGATGCCTCTCCAGAGTCTGTAATACTCTTCCCACTTTTCACCGTAGTTCTGATCTCTATAGCGCTCGCCTTCATCGACACGCTGTAGGCAGTAGCCTAGAAGACGTGAGTCACCATTGCGGGCGTACTCTTCACCTTCTGGGCCATCTTCCATTTCAACGATAGGATTCACTGCCATATTAGTATCCTGCAATTGCGTCCATAGGTTCCCACTCATCTTCAAAGTCATCTTCGTTAAAGTAAGATGTAGTGGCAATCTGGTCTATATAAGCTAAGGCATCTAGCATGTCGTCATGGGTAAGTGGGTTAGGAAAGTCTAATAGTTGGTTAATAAACTTCTTTGTCCACCTGCGATCTTCACAATCGCTAGTATCTTCTGGAAGAAACAATCTTCCGTGCTCCATGCGTCCCTGTAATGCCCAAGCAATTCGTTCTGTTTTCTTTTTACCGCCGTGAGTAACGTCTACAACGTGCGGAAAAACGCCTAGACGGCGCATTTGATCTGTAAGGTAGGGCATGACAGCGTTTTTAAGTGCACCGCGCTCAATGCCTACTGTCAGTGCCTGATAATCTTTGGCTGCTTTTAGAATTTGTATGGATGCTTCCCTAACATTCCAGCGGCCAGTGCGAATTTCAGCAACGTACCATCCGAAAGAACCGACTTTGACGATGGCAATAGCCATTTCGTCCAGCCTGTCTTCCCTCGCACCTTTTTTAGAGACTTCTTCGTACCCTGCTGGGTCAACTGCGATGTAGTAGACACCTTCTTTTGGCTCCTCATCAAGATATTTAAGACTATCTTCCTTAAAAATCCTGCCGCCAGAAGCCTGAAATGACGCGAAATACTCTTGTCGTACTACTTCGGCTGGCGTGCCTTGGTCAATTGACCGCTGAATCTCGTCAGCAAT